CTACTAACTATACCCCCCTTGTTAAATCTAAATTTCATTTGACCTGTCATAGGATTTATGTCAAATGGAACTTTTCTTTTTCTGTTTTCTATTTCATTTTGTTTATCTCTACGTATGCCATCCTTAATTTTAGAAAGAAGTTGTAACGACTCATTGTGCGTTAAAAAACCCTTTCTACGTTTTGACATTTAAAAAATGCCTTTGTAATTCTGTCCAGACATTTGTGAAGATGTGCCACCTTTTACAAGACCACCTTTTTTCATACCTCTTGGTTTTATTTTAGCTCCAACACTTTTCATTTTACCCACTGTTTTGTTTAATCTTGCTCTATCTGCATCAGAGATACTTTTACCAGATTCCTTTAATGACATTTGACTTAATAATCCAGAAACTTCAGGGTCTAATTTTTCTTTACCCATCATATCTTGTACTCTTGCTCTATCTGCATCAGAAATATTTCTACCTATAACTCTACCACCTTTTTTCATAAAGCCCATTTTGTTACGGACTTCAGTTGGTAGTTTACCTAAACCTTTATTACCTTCAGGAACTGGCTTTAGATTTTTTCCCATTTGAATCTCCTTTTTTCTTTTTCTTTACCTTTGGTTTTGCAACTTTAGGTGTAGCTTTTACTTCACCACTGTCAACTACTTTTTCAACCTCTGGTTCTTTTACTTCTTTAAATACTGGTTCAGGATTATTAGCTTTCTCTTTAGCTTTTCTTCTCTCAACCTTTTTTTCTTTTTCTACTTGATATATTTTTTCTCTAATTGAACTAACCACTTTGGTTTCTCCTATTAATGTTAGCACTCGCAATATCTCTTTGAGCTTCAATACGCTCTTCTGCAATACGTGTTTTATCATTCAATGCCTCTTCTGAAATGTCAATTCTTTGTTGATCAACTAATCGTTGATTTCTTTCTTTTTCTTTATCAAACTCTTGTTTTTTCTCAAATTCTTCAGCTTTTCTTTCTATGTCCTGTCCTCTGAGAGCAAGTTCTTGTTTTCTTATTGTGACTAACGGATCTTCAGATGATGCAGGCGAAACAGTTTGTGCATATTGTTCTGTTAAACCACCAATAATCTCAGCAGCTTTATTTTGAATATCATTCTGCATCTGTTGTTGCATCTGAGGATTTTGTTGCATCATCATTTGTTGTTCTGGTGGTATGTTAGCCATAATCTCTTGTTGTGCCATAGCTTCTGCCATCATACCTATATGCTCTTGTATATGACCTTGTAATGTCATGGCAATACTTGCATTGATCTGTGCAGCACTTGTTGAAAACATAGCTAAATGTGCTTCAATATGTGCTGAATGATTTTGTTGTGGAAATGCTTGTAACCTACCACCTCTTAATGCCTCTTGATTCTCTTTTGCAGGATTAACAGGCATAGGCTGTGGAGGAGGTGGCAACATCTGATCTATGTTCGACACACCTAATGCCTCATACATTTTACGATATGCTTGATATAATCCTTGAGGTCCACCATGAACTTCTGGATTGCTTTGAACTAATTGTAATTGTGTTTGTGCTAAAGCTATTCTCTGTGACATAGAGAATATGTTAGGATCACTAACAGGCATGACATCTATACGATCATCAAAGTCTGTTTGCTTAATCGTTGGTGGAGCACCAGTAGTCATATAAGGATATGGAGTTGGATTCATAGCAAATACTTTTGCTAATAACTTAAACTCTTGTTTTTGTGCATAATGTAGACGTTTATGTATGGCACTCATAACTTTTGTGCCACGTTCCATAACAGCCATTGTTGTGCCAACAGGTGTTTGTCCTGACATCTCACCTATCTTCTGGTCAGCAGCAGAGGCAAAACGTCTACCAGAGTCTATCAACGCACCTAAAAGATTATATAAAGTGCTTGACGGCTCTTTAAATGGCAATGGCATCAATGATTGTCTTATATCTCCACCTGCACTATCAATATCTCTAAATTCACCTGGTGCCAAAGGTGTATCTTCATCTCTTATTCTTGCACCTCTAGCTTTGAATCCAGCAGGTAAATTACTCAATGTTCCTGCATCAATAAGCTGTCTGAGTAAACTGGTTGACGCTTTTGATAATCCACCCATCATATGTGTTAAACCAAATCCATAAAAACCTAGACCTGGCAAGAACTTATAATGAACAAAATACTGTTTCTTCATCATCAACGGATCGTTTTGGTCATAATTTCTACGGACAGCCAAAACTTCTCCTGTTTTTTCTAATATAGAAACAATGTAAGGCAGTTTTAAACCACTTGGTTCACCCTGCTCACTCATGTCTTGAAAACCTTCTATGTCAAGGTTTGTATGTATTTCGTATATAACAATCTCTTCTTGTTCATTAGAATTGTATATACCATCAGCTTTATCTATCTCTTCCTGTATATCAGAGTATTCACTAGAGCCTGTTCCATAAGAAGGTAACTCTGTTTCTTTATAGAAACCTGATAGTTGCATTTTTAACACATCATTTTTACTCATTTTAACAACATGAGTAATACGTGATGCAGTCAGTAAGTCTGTTGCAGAATAGGGGACAACTATATCTTCAGCGTGAACAAACTTACTGACAGCTCTTTGAAGTAAAGGATCAAAATAAATCTTTTTAAATGTTGAACCTACTATTGGTAAATAAAATAACATCTGGTCAAGCTCTGGATCAAACTCTTCCATAACGTATGTTATTTCGTAATTCATATAATTTTTAACACGTTCTGCTTGTGCAACGACAGCAGGATTTTCATCTCCTACAATATCAACTCTTACAGGACCTCCTGATGGCAGTAACTCTCTATAAGCCTGTGCTTGAAACTGTGTAATACTCTCAGACAACAACGGATGTACGATACCAGATGCACCCTCAAAAGGCTCACTTCTATCTTCATACTTGATACCAAGTAACTCAATGCCAGATTTATATATCTTTTCCCACTCTTCACGAGAAGTCATATCATCTTTAACAGAAGACATTAAATCAGTGGATATTCTACCAAGCTCATCTTCTTCTATAAATTCTGCAAGGTTAGCATCAAAAGGTATTTGTTCTTTAGGAATAACTTCTTCTTGTGGCAACTCTCCAATCAACGCACTGCCATCTTCCATCTGTGCAACGCCAGGCTGTTGTGGTAACTCTACAATATCGACAGGTGTGTCAGTAACCTCTGGTGCAAGGTCTATCGGTCCACCTGGTCCGAGTGGTTCTGCCATTAGTAATACTCCCTTTTCTCTCGGTAATATTCATCTTCTTCATAATCATTTGGAGTGATGATAAACCCTCCTTGACGAAAACGCAAGATGGCTTGTGTCATACTATCAGCTAAATCGTCATTTTCTCCATTTGGAAACGCTGCACATTCTTCTACAACCTCATCTGCAAAACGCTTCTCAGGTCGCCAAACCATGCCACTTTCAAAGACAGGAGCACAAGCGTTCATACGTGTGAACTTGTCTGCACCTCTACTTGGTGTAAAAGGTGTCACGGGAATACCCATACGTCTTAACTCATGTGTCAAAGGCGTACCTGTTGCTTTTTGTTCTATCAATATCATATCAGGATCGTACTCTTTATACAATCTATAAGCATTATCTTTTAATTCTGGGAAATCCCAGCGTCCTCTTTCTGCATCAAGAAGTATAATCGCCTCTCCTTCTCCCTCAACAGGTTCAAAGATTCCCCAAGTCGTAATTGCAGAAAAGTCGGCTCTCTCTGATTTACTATATGCAGTATCATAAGATTGTATGATATAACTTACGTGTGGTGGATCATCGTTCTCCCAGATGTTCCACCACTCCCTTTTAATAATTGCACCTTCTTCAGCAGTGGGATTCTGCAAATACTGTGCGTTCCATTTAGCTACAGGAATTGATGAACGTACAGCTTCTAACTCTTCTTTTTTCCAGTATTCAGACCAAAGCACATTGCCTGTGTCAGGAAATATGGCAGGAAACTCAACAACTTCCCACTGATCTGCACCACCCTCTGCCTGTTTCTTTAATACTTTGGCAGTCAGGTCACGGACACTCCATCTTGTCATAACAATAATAATAGAACCACCAGGCTGAAGTCTTTGTCTTGGACCTGAGGTATACCATTCGTATATGTTATCCAGCATAGTTGGATTAAGTGCATCTTGTTCAGAAACAGGGTCATCAATGATAAGTAAATCAGCACCACGTCCTGCTAACGCACCACCGACACCAACAGCGTAGTATTCACCACCTTTGTTTGTAGACCAACGACCAGATGCTTTCGCATCAGATGCTAACGACACACCTGGAAATATGTCAGAAAACTCTGGTGAATCAATCAAGTTCTTAACCTTACGACCAAAGCCTACAGCCAACTCAGATGTGTGTGTCGCCTGTATAATCTTACTTGTCGGCTTACGACCCATCAACCAAGCAGGAAACAAATAACTTGCAAACTCAGATTTGGTGTGTCGTGGTGGCATATTAACAATCAAACGATTTGATTTGCCATCTGCTACATTCTGTAACTTCTCTGCATATATCTTATGATGACGACCCTCAATAAATGAAGACCAGATATGTTTTACAAAATCAATAAAGTTAGTTTGAAAAGCATCTCTCTTCTCTAACTCATTTAATCTAGTGACTATCTCACCAAGTTTGGACATCTCATCATCAGTGAGATAGTCAGTTGGTATGTTGAAATTATTCTTCATTATACAAGTTATCAAAAATCTTGTTTACATCTAATGTGTAATCTAAATCAGATTTTGAATAATGTATATGCTGAGATGGTCTAAAATCTGGTGCACCTTCACCTGTTTCAAACCATGCAGGGTGTGTCACACGCACTCTGTTGTTTGGCAAGGCTACAAGATTACCTGTCCATTCTCCAGCGTCTAACAAATACATCACGTGACTCTGCTTATGCTGTGCAGGATCATCTGCTATCTCGCTCTCTGTATAATCAACTGTAAAAAGATATTTAGCTGGATACATCTCGCCACCTATCTTTGCAAGCCAGGGGCAAGGAGTGGCTCTATCCAAAGTGTACACAGCATGATGATGCGATGAGCAATCCCAGGGTTGAGCATCATGCGTTTCCATTGGATTAGACCACTCCTCAACTGGTATGTCAGCCATTAAACCTGTTATTGGCATCCTAGCCCACATTGCTCCCCCATGCACATTAGGACTTTTTGTTCCATCTGTTTCACAACCTGTAAAAATAACTTGAAAGCTCAAACAACGATTAGGCATAGTCGTTACGGCTATTGCCATTGCGTGTAAGAACTCTCCGTGATATTTGTCGTGATTACAGGTGTACTCCCTCCTCACCCAACATTTGAAGTGAGGTATATTACTCTGTAAATACGGCATTACTTCTTTTTGGTTTTAGCCTTTACCTTCTTGATAGCATTTTTAAGATTGTTGACCTTGCCACCTCTCTTCATGCCTTTGGTTTTAACCTTACCACCCATCTTCATGCCTTTAGCCATCATTTTTCTAGGTGAAACCTTACCACCCATAGCGTAGCCTTTTTTCTTAACCTTGCCACCCTTTTTCATTTTGACTTTTCCACCCATCTTATAACCCTTTTTCTTCATCATCTTATTTGCTCCTTTACTGACTTGTTGAGGGATTTGTGATCTCGATATTGCCATTATCTATACGCATTGATGAAATTGTCAATCGCAGAATCTAACTGATTGACAGAACCACCCTGTTGCATATTCTTAACGCCCATATTCTTAAATAAATCTTTAAAATAATTCGCTGACAAAGATGTCGGGAAAATAGGTGTGTACTCTGTTGGCATCCTAAACTGTGGATAAGGCGAAATGTTACCTACATCAAAGCCTGGTACTCTATCTGATTCAACAACGACACTGCCATAATCAGGTTCAACAGGATCAGCGACAGGTGCATCTGGAGCAGGTGTTGTCGGCATACCACCTATACCACCTTGTGTGGGATCAGGAGTGGGTGGCAACATACTTTGTATCATGTCACGCAGTCTCTGCTCCTCT